TATAAAGTATACAGGGTTACAGGTATACACAGGAAACAACATAGTAAATTGTAATTACTTTTTTTATACACAGATTACTATATAGAACCTTTTTTAAGCTTTTTTAGCTTATTTGTATATTAACCTATATTATTTTATGTAATAATATGTTAAGCTTTATATTATCTTTTATAAATGAAAGTAGCTAGGGCCTTGCAGTATGGCATATGCTTGGCAAAGACATTGAAATTAGCAGAGATTGATAGGAGAAAAAAGATGAGTAATAAGAAATATTATTTAGGAACAATACTAGTTTCAAAAGACGATGAGGAGATGGAGGAAGAGTGGAATGTTTTGTATTGCACGTCTAAAGATCCTAAAAAAGTATTAGATCTGATTGCTAAACATTTTTATGACGATGGAACGGATGAAAACCCTGTTCAAGATAAAAAGGATATGAATAGACTTCTGGGTTGGTGGGTTTTTGCGGATGGGAATATGTCCCAAGTTTATAGTTACTATAATATAAAAAAATCTACCTATAAGGATTTGCAAGGCAAAATATACACGAACAACAACTATAGTTAGGATAATATTATGTCAGGATTACTACCATTATCATACACACTTGTTAAAACTTTAATTCGTGCGTCATGAATCACAAACAATTACGAGAAATTAAACGCTCAAATTACCGCTTCAGCGTGGCCGTTGACCACGAAGGCAACGGCGTTGCGGTGGCTTTATTAGGTAATGAGCTAGTGCCCCTTTTCTGCACAGAATCGGTCAAAGATTGGGATCAGCGAAAGGTTTTTGAAAACCTTTTCATGATTGCCAAGTACAAATATTTCTCTCGGGCGTTTGCCTTGAGAAAACATCTTGATTAAAGGGAGTTATACAATGACGGAAAAAGAATATAATAGAATGCATAACAATGGAAAAATAATTTTTAAATTCACCCGTAAAGATGACGTTCGCAAGGTGAGAGAGTTGGTTGATCAACTCGTGTACGAGTTGGTTGAGGATGAAGTACCTTTTCAACGCCTCCACGCCCTTGCGTGGGATATTGTAAACGCAACAAGGCAAAAGGAGCAAAACGATGAGTAAAAGAAGACAAGAATGGAAAGATATATCTAGTTCATTAGCTCCTGAGAATCTTTACGAAGATGGCGAACTTGATGATTATGAGGCTGAACAAAAGCGTAAAAATTTAATAACACGGGCTAAAGCACTATATTGGGCAGGGTATCCATGCCCTAAAGATGTTCTTGATATGACAGATGACGAAGAAGCATTACAACCTTTTGTGGAGGAGACAGATAAGGCAATCAGAGAATTAGGTGGTGTTATTCCTGTTATTGGAGGAACAGACGATGACACACGCTAGAAATGTAGCCAAAATGGATATTTTAACAGGCTACGAAAAAAATGAATGTATGGCTTGTGGTTACACCTCATACGAATGGGGAGAGGTTTACGATGAAAAAGGGGAGAAAATTACGTCTTGGTCGGAGGACGATCATGTTGTATGTCCCAAATGCCACAGTTTTGATTATTATTTTACGGATAACGAGGAGAAAAACGATGAGTGAATTATTCCCCGACCCAAATAGGCAGAGGACTTTGGATGAGGTTCTTGATATGGCTGACAGTAAGAGAAAAAAGCTTGAGGGTGTTGGTTTATCCGATGCTCTAAGAACGGTTGTTGAATGTGTGTATTATGCGTCTCAACCAAGACTGACGTATGGCGTGGACACTATGATGCGAGATGTTAAAAAGGCGATAGACGATGAGAATTGAGGTTTTTGCGGAAACAAGCTCTACGGCAGAGAAAATTGCTGAGTTTTATGATGAGGAAATTTACAATATGTGTTTTTCTAAATTAGAAGCGTGGGCGAAGGAAAACGGATGGCAGATGATAACGGAAAGGGTGTTAGATGCAGAAGAGACGGATTAAGAAGAAGGTGTTGCCTGAGACGCGAACCGCGTGTGTAGATCTGTATAACACAACAGATATGACGTATAGCCAGATTGCGGATCGTTTAGGGATACGTCAATCTACGGTGGGGTCTTTATTGACGATGGAGAAGGTTGAACGAAGAAAAGCTCGAGGGGGCAACTTTTCTTTTCCTGCTCGGACGAAAGACCCACGCAAGGCGGAGTCATGGGGCCGTGGTTTTTGGCACATGAATATTAAACTTTTAAACAAATACAAGGGAGATTAAAAAATGGTTGTAAACAAGTTCTCTAAAAAAATTCAGATGATTACGGTGTATGTGGCTAGTGACGCTGATTGTAACGCTTTTGATGAAGTTATAAATGCGGTTTCAAATGTATTGGATTTGACGTTAATTGACTATGACAGTCCTGTTGAATATCAACTCGAGAAGGTGCGTGATTAATGTTTTTTTTGTTTTCGTTAATTAATCACGGTCAGAAGGTTGTGGAAGAGAATAAGAACACGAAGCAAAGGGAAATAAACGTGTCTCAGTACAGTGATGAGGCTCGGTGGGCGAGAAGCTTTGTTTCCTGTCCCAAGTGCGGTTCGAGACATTACGACCTGTATGTTTTAGATATGAAGGGGAAGTTTCGATGTAAGAAGTGCGACACCACATTTGAAAAGGAGAACGACTAATGGAAGAAGAGATATGTACCGTGTGCGGTGGTGAAGGCACTATAGAGAGTGAGTTCTTTGTACGTGCCTCAGTAGACAACGATTATGGTTTTATAGACACGAAGGTAGAAGAATGTGAAGCCTGCGATGGAATGGGGTATAAGGAGACGGAGGAGGCTAACAATGAGTAAAAGTTTAGATCTATGGGAAACAGTTATCGTGCAAATAAAAGCCGACTTTGAAAACCGTGATGAAACCGCTGTCTTTGAAATGCTTAAAAGTATACCTCAAGAAAATCTAATAGCTTTTCTACCAGAAGAAAAGCAGTTTAGTTTTCTGCAAGCAGAAAGGGGGAAGAAATAAGGCCTAGTTAAAGTTGCAACGCTCTGAATACTTCATTCCATTTAATATGAGGATATTCAAAGAACCCTCCGAGGGGCTGAACATTCAGCCCCTCTTTTTTTATGTCTAAAACCTGAGAGGCTTTGTATAAGGAAAGGGAAAGGTTTTTGTCTTCGACCATGATCCATGATCGGGTGTCCCTGTTTCGTTCAAAGAAGGAGACTTGATGGGCAGAAAGATTAATTCTTTTAGTGGATGTAATTTTAAGTTCTATAAAATGAAAATGGTTTTCGGGGCATTTAAGTAAGAGGTCGGGGATGCCTTTAGTGGCAAACGTGTCAATTTTAAGCAACGTCCAATTCTTGTTTGTTGTTTTCGCTAGATTCTTCAGGTTGTTTTTTATCTTCAGGTAGAAGTGTTTCTCCGACCTCTTCTTGGCTTTGGTGTTCGATGATGAGGTTTTCAGTATCTCCTCGAGTTCCATCATTTTTAATTTCTTTCAATCGTTTAAGCACTTCATCTTTATTCATTTGATCGATGGACCCGTGCAATATTTCTTTACGGTCGATGTAGATACCTTGCGCCTGCCCTCTTCTGTACTCAGCCATTACGGAAGCAGAGTATGCCCCGTTCTCTTCTGCTCGCCGCGACAATTGATCTAGTCTTTTGATATGACGTTGATACGTGACTGCGTATTTGCGGTCTAGCTCTGTTCTATACGTTTGTAGATACCGAACAACATGAGGGCATTTGTAGGGATTAAGGAGTTCTGAAGCACGGACATGAGCAGAGCCTTTTGCATATCCCGCCTCGATAGCCGCCTCTGTATTAGTAATTTCCCCGTCCCGTGAGACGAGAGCTTTGACAAATAGCTCTTCTTTGCGAGTTAATCTTTTAGACACTCGTTTCTGATATGCACGGTCACTTGGGTTTAGGCTTAAAAGAGCTTTTATAGGCATTTTATTACTTTATAAAAAAGAACCTCGATTTTCAACTGAAAACCGAGGCTAAGTTTAGGGACGAAAAAAATGTTTCGGGTTGTGTAATCTCATAATTTAGTATATGTTTGTATATATTACTAATAAAAAGGATGCCGTCGTGAATAGATATAAGATTATATACCAGAAGTTAGATGAAAAAGAAAGAGTTATTCAAGATTCTTTTGTTTTTTTAGCATCAACGCCATTAGAGTTTTTGTTAAACGCTAATCATGCTTGTCAAAAGAACTATGTTAGGGCTACCCGAGATATTTTATCTATCACGGAAATAACCGGGAAGGAGGGTAAACTTGACAGAAACAACGTAATGGAGCAGGCTAAAGAGTTAATTAACGGAGATAGGGCTAAATCTTATGGAGATCCTGTAGTTTCTCATACTCGAATAGGGAGAGGGTGGGGGGCAATCTTAGGCATTAAAGATATTTCTGCGTCTACTGTAGCTCTGATGATGACGTGGTTAAAGATTTCCAGAATTGTTTTAAAGGGTAATCAAAAAGATTCTTTTGTTGATGCAATTGGTTATCTTTCTTTAGCTTCGGAGTGTCAAGAAGAGAGTAAAGATGAGCAGGAAAGATCCGAATTGCCCAAAAACGTGGGGTAGAGGTTTTTATGAAGACAATCTCGATTTAAAGACAGGGGTTGTAAGAACGGCTTTGTATTTTAAACATAAGTACGGGAGCAGTTTAGTTTCTGAGACAGGGTCTTCTTCTAATCGGTGCGTGGAAGAAAATGCTTATGAAGTACTTAATATGGTGAAAGAGTAAAGATGATTGAGGAAAAAGACGCAGAGGAGGTTCTTTTACATTTGCAAAAGGCGTGTGCGCTTGTCCAACAAAACGTAAGAAAATCCGTTTCTAGGACAAATGTACGTGAGATACAACGTGCAAAAGAATTACAAAGGATCAATTCTCTTTTAGTTTCGATTTGCGATGTAATGAAAAAATTTAATGAACAGGAGAAGAATAATGAACATGAGCGTGAAACCTTTATTAGAGAGAAACGAAAAAAAGAATCATCAATTGTTGGAGTCATCCTTTGATAAGGCCATTATGGGTTTAGAACAGGTACATTACAGTGTCGTTAAGTTGATTTGTGAAAACAAAATAAACCGTGATTCGTGGATCGGGGAGGGTGATCACCCGTTGAATAGAACGAATGCGCTTTTAAACGACACGATTGATTTGCTGATTGATCTAAAGGGGGTCATTGATAAGAAAGAAGTGGAGGAGAAAACCAATGGACATAATAGCAATACAATCCGACTCGAGAGGAAAAAAGAGACAAGTGATAGTAGAGCTTGTTCCTAAAGTTAAAAAGAAAACATGCGCGGATATGCTTAAACAAAAATGGCAGGGGTTATGGGACAAAATAACCCCTGAGATTGAGTTATGAAAGGCGTAAAAGATGGAAATCATTTATTTTATAAACACATGTATCCTGTTGTTTTTATTTATGTTCCCTGTTTTAACCGTCGGCTTCTGGATGTGGCAAGACAACATCCTTAGAGATTTTCCTTTTGGGGTTAGTTTAGCTTACGCAATAATGGCTTTATCTCTATGGTTAGAGTACGTGTGGTGAAGCAAAGTTTAAATGTTGTGTGTTTTGACGGAAACACACTGCAGGGAAGAAACCTCAGTTGATGGTCCCCTCTGGGGTTTCTTTTTCTGCCACCGTTTTAATTAAATTTCTAATCGTTCCAGAAATTGTACGGTCTTCTACTAAACTTCTTTCTTTAATTAAATTGTAAGTGTCAATAGACAAAGCTACTGATTTATATTTGTTCTTGTCCATTTTTAGCTCCAATCATTTGAATATAATGTTATTATATGAAAAATTATGTAATGTCAACGGTTTCACCCCAACTTGGACCTATTTCTAAATCGCAACGAGAGGGTATCTCTAGTGGAATAGCTTCTTCCATTATTGTCTTAATCTCTAAAGCCTGCGCTTTGCTTGTAACGCTACAGCACAATTCGTCGTGAACTTGTACAAGCGGAACAATTCCGGCTTTAAAGACATTTACCATCGCCTGTTTTGTCATGTCGGCGGCAGAACCCTGTATAAGTTTATTGAGACTTTTGTATGTGTAAGCACGTTTTAGGTTTACTCTTCCGTATTTCTGCTCCGCCTCCGGTCTTTTATAGGCTTTAGTAAGAGCAAAGGTAGCAGGCTCCCATTGATCGAAAGTCAAACGCCTACCCCGTAAACTCCGCAGATACGCGGCATCTGTAGTCTGTCGGTTAAGGCGTGTAATAAGAGCCTGTTGCATACCTTTGACGAAAGGAACGCGAGAGTGATACTTTGCTGTTAATTCTTTTGCTTCTTCCAAAGAAAGGTCTAATTGTTCAGCAAGTTTCTTTACACCCATGCCATAAATAATACCTAGGTTAATTGTTTTAGCTTGTTTTCTAGGTATGGAGGCCATCTCCGCCACCAAGCTGTGAAAATCTGTCTCTGGATTACTTCGGTAATTTTCAACAAACTCCTTCACGCCCTCTAAAGGCACAGCATTCTTTTGCCATTGATTGTAAACTTCTGCATAGTGAACCAAGATGCGTGGTTCCTGTTGCGAAAAATCGATGCTAGACCACTGTTCTTTCTCCTCTGGTACAAAGAGGTTACGAACCGAAGTTGGTGTTCCTTTGCCGTAATTAGGGATCTGTTGAAGGTTTGGGTTATTCATGGAAATACGTCCAGTAATCGTACCGCCTTCGCCCCCTCGCACCTGATTAATGTGAGAATGTATGCGACCATTTACAGAATGTTTTTGAATCGTCTTAATAAACGTACCATTGATTTTATTAACTTCTCTAGCCTTGGCTATTAATTTAGGTATTTCATGCGTGTGCTGAGACAAAAACTCTTTAGTAAACGAAGGTTTCCCTTTTTCTGTTCTTGGATAAGGTATCTGTTGTTCTTTAAAAGCAATCTCTATACTTTGTGCCGACCATATATCAACATTTAATCCTGTAACCTTTTTTATCTGAGAAAGAAGTTGCTTCTCATCTTGTCTCAATATCTTCTGTGTTTGCTCGGCTCTGTCTAAATCTACCCGAACCCCACGCCACGTCATTTCGACTAAACAAGGCAACAACTCTACTTCAAGATCAAAGACTGTTTTAAGATCGCTTCTTTCTAACTCGACGTTAAAGAATTTCCACAGATCTAACGTCAACTCAGCGTCTGTTTCTGCATACCCTCCTACAAAGTTTGCAGGCATCTTCCACATCTCAGATTTTGCGTCTAAACCAAACTCTGTAGCCGCTTTCACTAAACCCTTTTCAGACTTTGTTTTGCCTAAGTAATCAAAAGCAACCGCGTTAAGAGAATAAGAGAAACGTGTTTCATCTAATAGACTTGCAACAAGCATTGTATCCACTATCTTGCCATTAATCTTATGACCCATTGCTTTTAACCACCCAACATCGTATTGAGCATTGTGGAAAATCTTGTCACAAGGTAAAGCAAGCATATCTTTTAACCATTTGTTAACAAGGCGTTCATCTAGATTGCCTCCGCCCATATGCTTGAGAGGAAAATAACCTTTAAATTCATCCGTGCAAACCGCTACACCTACAACGTCACCGTTTCCCGTGGGCCAACCGGGTCCGGAAGAACGAAGGTCCGGGTCCCGTGTTTCGAGATCAATAGCAATATGCTTGGCTTGAGACAAATCAGGGAAATTTTCAGGAGGGGTCCACGAATCTACTGTCGTTATCCGCGCTAAATTTAAAATTCCTTGTTCCATATCAATTACTTAACACACTTTCGTATTTTATACAATTAAATAAGACTTTTCAGGATCATCTGGGTATAAAAGAAACAAGCTTTCTCGTGTTCGTGTAACCGCCACGTAAAAAAGTCTATGTAAAGAGTCTTGGTTGTACCGTGTTTCGCGCTCCGAAGACGCGGATATATCTGTTAAGACAACGACGTTATCACATTCCGCACCTTTAGCCCCGTGAATCGTAGATAGCGATATGCGAGGTTTTTCTCCGAGTTTTTCTTTCTTTTTAAGCAAAGAAACTATATAACTTTCCAACTCTTCCGGTATAAGGTTGAGAGCTTCTCTCCATATGATGTCTTGTTCAACGAGCAATCCGTGATTTTCTTTTAAATCTTCATAAGAAAACATCTCTAAATCGTCGCCATAGATAGCTTTCTTCCCTCGTTTAATTTGTTTGCCATTCCCTGACATCATTTTGTATATTTTCTGGGCGGTTTGCTTGTCTACAGAACCACCTTTCCTTAGTTTTTCCCATCCTTTGATGGCAAGCAACGCACTAACGCTAACAGAAGGGACACCCTGTTTTTCAAAAAAGTATCCGTGTGTTCGCATTTCCTCTTCAACCTCTTTAAGCATAAAAGCGCATTGTGCTAGAATAAGCCAATTTCCTTCGTTCATCTTGTCGAAAGGGATACCGCTCAAACGCACCACTTCCCCTTCTTTTTCCGCAGGATCATATTCTTTTGGGAATCTGTTGGGTTTAGAAATTTGTTTAATAATGCTTTGAGCAATTTTATGTGGAGTTTTTGGGACACGATAAGATTGGGATAAAACCTCGGCTCCGGATTCTAAATGAATAAACTCTTTTGGAGAGGCTCCTGCCCATACGTAGATTGCTTGATCATCATCTCCGGCGCAGTACATTTTTTTAGCTTTTGTATCTAAGACATGAGCAATGTCCCATTGTAAAGGCGAAAGGTCTTGTGCTTCATCTAAAAGAACCAGATCAAACGCAGGGCAAGTGTATTTTGCATCTAACAAAAACATCTCAAGCATGTCTGTAAAATCATATACACGTTGCTGTTCTTTAAAATTGTTGTAGCTTTCTGAGATGTACTCTACCTCATGCCATTGCATGTTTCCGAGAGAGGAATCATTATATTCTTCTCTAAGGGATACCTTCTTGACCCGTGCGCGATGGATAAGGGACAAGACAGGGCTGTTCCTAAAAATTCCTTTTTCCTCAAAATCCGTGGTGTTCATGCCACCAAAATTAGAAAGGCGAACTTGAAGAGCAAACTCTTTTACGTCCTTCTCTTCCATGCACCTCTTTCCTCGCTCATCCATACAATGCTTAGAAAAACTGTGTATGGTTTTAAACCAAGGCAAATCTTTTTCTGGATTAAGATTAAACTTGACACCCGCTCTTTCCCGCGCCTCGTTGCAGGCTTTGTTGGTAAAGCTTAAAAAAGCAATCTTGTTAGAAGGAACGCCTTGAGACAAGGACTCTGATACCCTATTAATAAGTGTTGTTGTTTTTCCTGTCCCCGGAGGTCCAAATATACGGAACATTAAAACGGTCCTTTTTCATCTTCTACAAAGGACTTAGGTTCTACCTTAAACTCTTCTTCAAACTGCGCCGGAATACCCCAAACGCGAAGAGATTTTCCTTTTACTTTTAATTGACACGCTTCCCCTCCAATATCCTTTAATCTTTGGGCTACCTGATGAAGTTTGTATTCGTAAAATTTATTCTTCTTAAGATGATTCATNAAATCTTTAATTCTAAAATAAGTTTTTGCTTTCTCTTCATCTGTCCAAGCCCTGCGTAAATAGATTTCGTCTCGACTTTCCGCTCTTTGCAGATGATGAGCAAACTCTTCTAAATACTCATAAAACTGACCATCAATATTAGAGTCCTCAGAAGCCTCCATTATCGAACCCTCAGTTTCTGTCATGTTAGACAACAACCCATTCAAACGAGTTTCCCACTGTGGTTTGGAAACAGAAGGGGGAATATAATTTAACTGCTCTATGCAAGCCTTTTGAAATTTAGGTTGCATCATAAGGCTCTCTGTGTCTAATTCTACAGGATGGGAGTTAACATCTAGAAACCAAAGAGGAGGGTTAGAGTTATATTTCCTTAAGTTCCCTACTGCGGTATTGGTAACCAAAGATTGAACACCATACTTCCTTGTGGCGCATAACTCTTTGTTACAAAAGCTTTTTATAGGTTGATCACTACATTTGTACGTGTAATCTTTCTTTTCTAATTGTTTAGCCACCGTATTTAATTCGTCAAGACTCAAGGGAGGATCAAAGTACTGAGAGTTAAATTTTTGTATCTCTGAGTCCCACGTTTTAGGGAATGCTTTTCTTAAGTACACGCCAACATTAAACAGACCATTGTTACGCGACCCTTCTTCAAACCCCTGTTTAAACAAAGCTTGCAGGCACGGAGGGACATCTTTAAAATCTGTGTCCGGCTCACTTTTAATTTCAAAAGAAAGCAATTCCTCGGGGTCTTGTGCGTATTTCTCATATAAAGCAAAGAACTCCTCGAGAGTTCCGGCGGAACCATCATCTTGAATAACGTATCGCATACCAGTTTCAATAGTGTAATAAGGAAGATTTAAAAAATTTCCGGTATCCCCTTTTTCTACGTTTAAATAAACCTGTTTGGGGAAAATCTCTGAACCGTTGTATCCTAATGCAGAGGCCATATTCTTAAGTGTTTCCTGCATATCCTTGGCCGACAACCAATCTTTAGTAAACAGAAAGATGTGCGCTCCGCCAGATTTACTACGACAAACAACAAGGGGTAGCTCTAACTTCCTTACCTTTTCAACTAAAACTTTGTGGTCAAGTCCAACATATTCATCTACGTCAATACAGCCCCACACGCATTGACTGCTTTCATTGATGGGAATAATACCGATTGCTGACCCCTTTCCCGACAAATGCTCTTCCCAAAGCTTCGTGGTGCGTGGAGTACGAACAATCTGAGCCTTCCCTGTTTGCTTACCGTTTTTGTTACCGGACACGGCATACGTTCCGTAAGCAAGGTCTAGCCCTCTAAATATATGTTCAAATTTTTCTGATTCTATAGACACATTTCACCTATTAATAAATTGGGGGGCTTGCACCCCCCAATCCACCCAGAGAATTAAAACGGTAAGTCTTCGTCTCTGCCGTCTTCTGCGTCAGCAACGGGAGCGTCAGAAGTGTGCTTCACAGTTATTTCACCTTTCTGTATGCTATCAGCAAAGGCTCTTGCCTTATGATATGCTTCTGCATCCTGTAAAACACCGCTGTTTTCTTGCTCAAGGGTAATGTCCCATCCGTGCCATTTACCTTTTGAGTTTTCTTCGCTAACGGTCTTTAATGAGTACACGTAAGCATATGAAGGCGGTGTGAAAGGAACACCTTTATCGTCTTTCATATTCCTAGACATAACCATCGACAACCACTTCTTTGACTTTTTAAGTTGCGTGGACTTCATCGAAATCAAAGCGGTGTCGTAACCCTCTTCGTTTAAAACAACGACATAATGTTGCGCTGTTGTGTCTATGTAGTCACCATTTCCTCCGATAACGTAATCTTTGTTATCTTCAGCACTCCGCTCTGTTTTAGGTATACTCGCCTCCCCCGGAGCGTAGATTGCTTTGGGTGCGCCAGAGCCTGTGCCTCTTGCTTCCCAATGGATAAAACGCTTATTGAACATAGCAAGTATGACACGCACTCCCTCGGCTCCGGGGTAAACCTGTCCCGTCACTGTGTTTATAATGTCGCCTTTCTTTGCCCCATCAGGCATATCGTCCAGACCCGATAAGATCTTTAAGAAGGGAAGGGCTAGATCTTCTTGTGTAATAGCCGATAAGCCTTTTCCTGCATCTTGAGCAAACATATTAATATCAATATTTGCCACCGGATTTTCTTTAGTGTTTGCTACTTCTTGCTTACTCATTTTATTTCACTCCTTTTATTTCTGCGTGATCAATTACTGTTATACCTATAACTTCTGGCACACTTCTGCCATTTTCTACCTGTTCTTTACCCCAAGCCCGTAAAGTCATTGGATGTATTTTCGTGTCCGTTTTAACGTCAATTCTTTCTTTCTCAGCAAGAGCTTGGAACTTTAAAGCTACTTCGTCCTCCCCCTTCCCAAAATCTGCGGAAACTGTGTTCTTAATTAGATCAGCGTAACCGTTCTCACGCAACCATTCAAAAGCTTTAGGTCTGTCTTCGACCTTGATGCTTGTGTTGTATATCTTCTTAATAGTAACACTGTGACCAGAATCGGTTTCAAACTTTCGCATGTTTACTTCCGCCATCGCGGCAGGAAGTTCTTCATCCGTTAGTTTTCTAAGTTCCGCTTTACTCTTTTTAAGTTCTGCTTCTGCAAACAGTACTTTCTTTTGCTCCCCTACAATTCGATCAGCTAATTCGCCAAGCGTTTGTAGACTAGTATTTTTAAAAGAAGAAACCTCGTTGCTCTCCTCTTTCATAAAGTCCGGTACTTCACTCATAATCTTTCCTTTTTCTTGTTTCAAAAATTCACTGTTGTTTTACGACAGTAATTAATGTATATACTATTTTATAGTAAAAGCAAGGAGAAAGTTGTGAAATATGTTTTTAAAACAGAACCATTCAATCATCAGAGGCGAGTGTTTGAAAGATCCAAGTCGTTAAGACATTATGCTCTTTTTTTAGAGATGGGGACAGGCAAGACAAAAGTAACGGTAGATAGTATGTCCTTTTTGTATGAAAACAATGAGATAGACACTGTGCTTATCGTTGCGCCCAAAGGCGTGTACGAGAATTGGATTAAGAATGAGATACCAAAGCACATGCCGGACAGAATTGAAAGTTTAATTGTTAAGTGGCAACCTAATTTTACTAAAAAGTTTAAAGAAGAAATGAAACAAATTGCAACTCGGGAAGAAAGAAAAGAAAGGAAGTTGCATCTTTTTGTGATGAATGTAGAGGCTTTGTCCACAAAGAAGGGTTTGGACGTTGCCTCTTACTATTTGAGACAAAATCCAGACAATATGGTCATTATAGACGAAAGCACTACTATTAAGAATAGAAATGCCGCCCGTACTAAATCTATAATAAAGTTGGGTGAATTAGGGAAGTACAAAAGAATCTTGACAGGTTCTCCTGTAACAAAGTCTCCTTTGGATTTATTTTCGCAGTGCAAGTTTTTAGATGCAAACATGCTTGGTTTTGATAGTTTTTATGCGTTTAGAAACAGGTATGCTGTCGTAAAACGTATGGCGTTTGGGGGCAAAAGCTTTGACCACATTGTGGGTTACAGAAGAATGGGAGAATTGCAGGCTAAGATACACGACACAAGTTCTCGTATATTAAAGGAAGACTGTTTAGATCTACCGGAAAAACTGTATCAAAAACGCTATGTACCGTTGAGCGCGGATCAAAAGAAAGTGTACGACCAAATGAAGACATTAGCCTTGGCTCAGATAGACAATGGGGAATTGTCTACGACAACAAGTGTGTTGACGCAGATTATGCGGTTACAACAGATATGCTGTGGGTTTTTACCTCCTGATGATGGAGAAATTAAAGAGCTTGAAAACTACAGAACGAAAGAACTGTTATCTATACTTGAGGAAGTACACGGGAAAGTAATTATATGGGCAACGTGGACCCACGATATTAAAAAAATAAAGAAGGTTATTGCCGAAGAGTATGGGGAGAGAAGTGTAGAGACATTCTACGGAGAAACACCGCAAGATAAACGACAAGAAATTGTAAATAGTTTCCAAAACGGAGCAAACCCCCTTCGTTTCTTTGTGGGTCAACCCCGGACCGGGGGCTTTGGCCTGACGTTAACAGAGGCAAAAACTGTGATTTATTACTCAAACAGCTATGACCTTGAGATAAGACTTCAGTCGGAAGACAGGGCGCATCGTATAGGGCAAGAGAACAATGTTACTTATATTGACTTAGTGTCTCCGGACACGGTGGATGAAAAGATTATAGATGCCCTTCAAGACAAAGTAGATTTGGCAACTAAAGTTTTTGGAGAAGAAACACGACAATGGTTAAAGTGATAGGGGGGAGTAATTTTTTCCGTCAAAAGTTAAACAAGAGTTTCGGCACACGTTTTGGCTTGCGCTGACATGCACCCACCCTTGATTAGGATCTGTGTTGTCCTCTGACCAAAATTCTAGGATAAGTTGATCATAATCAATGTTATGAAAGATCCACGCGGCTAAAAGTTTGTTAGAGACTCCTATTATCTCTATGTCAGCCGCTTCTCCTTTTGAGTGTTGACTTTTACTAGATCCCCCTATTTTCTTATTTAAACCTTTTGAGCGATATCCGCTGCTAGGGGTAAACGGACCAAATTCTTTTCTTACTGGCTCGAGGACCGTGGTTGCTAGATACTTTAAATTATCAATGTGATTAGGAATAGGTTTGTTGTTAATCCCAAACCGCAACGCCGTTTGGCTCTTGCATAATTCTTCTAAAGTGAAATGATCAGAAAGTTTCATAACAATTGTTCCAAACCACTAGCAATTATAATCATTACAACAATACCCCACAATTTTGTGTCTAATCGTTCTAAAGCTTTTTCTACTTTAGCATATCTAACGTGACATTCTTTTTCATGTTTTTCTAAAAGTTTTAGAACATCATCACTATCCATCGCACTATCCTACTAAACGATCTAATTGTTCCATCCTTGCGAGAGTCTCAGGATTAAATGGCCCAAGATTAGCTTGTGCTACCTCTTGAGCAGGTGGAGCCGTAATTGTAGGGCGTGGAGGGATGTTAGCTTCTGAAACTTTCTTTTTAAGTGGTTTTCTTTTAGGAATTGGTATTGCATTAGCAAGTGGTTTTCTTTTAGGAATTGATCTTGCACTAGCAGGAGATATTATACTTATGTCTTCTTCTGAAATCTCCTGAATGGGAAGTCGTATAGAAGGGGAAAGCACTCTTCTAAAATAATTAACAAAGTTGTCGGCAAGTACTCGTCCAACACCTCTTTTAGTAATCTCACTTGCTTTATCTAAAGTACTAATAAATTCTTTAATATTACCCGGAAGTAACGATTCTTTTAATCGAGAAGATAAAACGGCTTGAGGAATGTCACTAAAAAATTGTTTACCTAATTTAGCAAATTGTGCTGGAACTTGTATTGTCCCTGAAGGGGCAACTCTTGCACCTATAAACCTCCCCAAAAACTCCATACTTCCACCTCCCATAAATTCAGATTCCGGTAAAACCGCTCTTAAATAATCCTCTATTGTTTCTAATTGGGTTATTGATTTATTAAAGTCTTTTAAATAATCGTCACTAATAATGTTTTTTTGTTTTAAAACCTGTAGAATACTTGTTTGAGGCCCTAATTTAACATTTATGGTCGCACCAGTTCCTAATTTATACAATTGTTCTATGGGGTCATTCAAATAAGCTTTTACAGGAGTTGGTAGAACTGTTTTAGTTACAGGGTCAGAAGATTTTGTAAGAATATAATCAATAACATAAGAAGTAAAAGCATCTTTAATTGTAGGATCGTTGTTTTTCTTTGCCGCTTTATTAATTAAATCTGCGTAAAAATTAAATTGCTCTAATGGTTGTGGACTATTTAAAGCTGTGTCAATTGCTAATGAAGGGTTTGAATGACCGAAAGCTTTTACTAAAGCGGTGTTTTGTGCAGATTTTTGTGACACAAGTTTTTTTAAATAATTTAAACTTTTTTGTAAATCTGTTCCTTGTTCCGAGGCTATTCTTAAATCTTTTTCTAATGTTTTAAAAGGAGATAAATCTAACAATACTTTTGTTAAATCGTTATTNAGAAATTCTTCTAATTTTACAGGGTCAATAATTTTTTTTGTTATTTTTTCTTGTTCTGAAACGTCTGTACCTATTTGTTTAGCAAAAGTAGTGTCTACAGGTATGCTTTTTATAACTCTTTCTTTTACTAAAAGATCGTTTAAAATAAGATTTAAAGCAGTGTCGTAATCTTGATTGTACCCTGTTTCTTTATTTAACATAGCCATAACGTCAGTTATTTCTTCGTCTGGAACAAATTGTCCGACATTTTCTGCGGTTATAGGTTGCCCTTCCTTTTTTCGCAACAGTTTACCAATTACATTAAATCCTTGCCTTAAATCTTCATAATTAAGTCGTGCTTTACTACCTCCAGAAAAAATTGCTTTTTCTAGCAACAATTCTGGGGATACTATACTTTTTCCCTCAACATTTTGTTTGGTAGCATCTGTAATAAATGTTCTTTTAAACAAATCATTTCCAACTTTACTTATTTGTTTTGCTTGATCAAAAGAAACTTTGGCTTGAGGGTTCATGTTTGGTATTGGTTTAGTATAATCTTCATAAATATTTTCGGCTAACCTTCCGTAAAAACCACGAAGGGTTGGGTTTTTTTCTCTTTTTGATAATTCTAAAATTGTAGACCTGTCAATTTTAAGCTCATTTAAAGTAAATTTACCTCCTCCCCTTAATTTGTTAACAAAGTTAATGACATAAGGGTCCATTCCTTGCAATTTACCTGTTTTAGGGTTTTGATAACGGCTTAAATTAATTTTTGCTTTTCCTGTTTTTGCGTCTGTAACGGTTTTAAAAAAACTAAGAGTGTCTTCTGGCGTAATTTGTTCTTTGCCAATAACGGATAAAGTTTTGTCCCACGCTCCATCTTCTACTTTACGCCAATTTTTTATAACTTCATCTATATTTTGTACTAAAAGTTTGTTTGCTTTATCTTTTATTTCTGCTTCTGGTAAATTAGTAAATTTTTCTAAAGTTTTGTCTGTTTTATCTAATGCTCTTTGAAGTTTTGCATTTAATAAAGTTTGAACTCTACTTCTATACAGTGCAGAAGCTAATTTTAAAGCGTTGTCATCACCAGTAGCATAAAGAGTGTTAATTGTAGCGTTAATCGCACGTAATCTTTCATCCGTTTGATCTTTTAATGCTTTTGCAAACACATTATCATTAGCTGCAAGTTGTCGTTCTAACGCAATTAAAGGGTTTTTAAATTCTTTTGCTACAAGACCGGGAGAAAGATTAAGAGATGCAAGATCATTTAAAGTTCTTTCTGGAATATTTTGATTTAAATCCTTAATAAAAGAATCAAAATTAAATGTTTTTCCTTCTTGTTTAGCGTAATCTTTTAATTTGTTTACAATGTAATTTGCGGCTTGCCTGTCTTTCTCGTTTTTTACAAAAGTAAATTTTTTGTTACCAATAAATGGGAACTTAATTTCATCAGGAAGAAGAGTAACTAAACTACGCGCGTTGTCTGTAAAAGCACCAAGAAGACTA